GTCGTTGAAGCTATCCCAACATTTATCACGCTGTGCGAGTTTGAAATTGCCCAGTACATCAAGACTTTGGGTCAAATGGAAGTGGTAGATGCCAATATGAACATTGGTAACGCAGTCATTGCCAAACCTGCCCGTTGGCGTAAAACAGTGTCAATGACGCTGTCCAATGGAGGTTTAAAGCAACCCATATTGCTACGCAAGTTGGAGTATCTGAACGCATATGCTCAGGACGTCACAGCGACAGGCGTACCCTTGTACTACGCTGACTACGATTTTGAGCATTGGATTGTTGCTCCTACACCAAATCAAGCATATGCTTTTGAAGCACTTTGCTACACACGTCTACAGCCATTGTCTTCTTCGGCTCAAACAAATTGGTTGACTCAAAATGCACCCAATGCCATGCTGTTTGGCACATTAAAACAGACTGCGCCGTTCCTCAAGAATGATGCGCGTTTGGCGCTTTGGAAACAAATGTTTGACGAAGCTTTAGCCGCCCTTAAAACTGAAGATACCCTGCGTGTCGCAGATCGTTCAGCTATTGCCGTGGATAATTGATCATGACATCATATGTAAACCCCTTTTCAGGTCAGACGATTTCACCGTCTCAGGTCAGTTACGAGTCTATATCTCTAACGGCTAACCTTCAGCTTGAATGGCCTATAAACGGTAACGATGCAACACCTGTAAGCGCCATCATTGACGTCACTGCTACTTCATCAGGAACTGGTACTGGATGGTTGCTTGAGCTACCACCTGCCACGCAAGTATCAACTGGTCAATCAGTGCTTGTTCGTAACATTGGAGCCAACACATTCACTGTTGCTGACTACAGTGGAAACACCATTATTTCGGTTGCTTCTGGTATTTCTCAATTCATATTTTTGACCAACAACTCCACAGTTAATGGTGTTTGGCAATCAGTTGTTTTTGGTGCAGGTACTTCTTCCGCCAATGCCAGTGCTTTGGCAGGTTATGGCTTGTTGGCTAGTGGATTGACGCTGAATCAAGCATACAACGTCGTAACCTATTTTAGTAGTGCGGTTCTTGATGCAACAGACCGTGCTCAATTCAACGTGTGGTCTAGTGGAGTTGGATCGTTTACGCTTCCTTCTGCTGTTAGTGTTGGAAACAATTGGTTCACCATTATTCGAAACAGTGGCAGTGGCATTCTGACAATTACACCTGTAGGTACAGACACAATTGACGGAAACGCTAACCAGCAGTTACAGTTAACTGAATCTTTGGTGATTGTTTCTAACGGAGTAACAGGCTACAACACCTATGCATATGGTCGATCAAACACATTTGCGTTTACTCAGTTAGCCCAAGTGGTAACTGGTGGCACGTTGACGCTGACAGCGGCGCAAGGTGCAAACATTATTCAAGAATATTCAGGTGTTTTAACATCCAATCAGATTGTTGTTTTGCCTTCTACAGTCCAACTGTATTCTTTGCAAAATGATACGTCTGGCGCTTTTACATTGACGTTTAAAACGGCTGTTGTGGGTGGAGCAACTCTTACGGTTAATCAAGGTCAGACAGCGTTTGTGGTGTGCGATGGTACGAACGTCTACAGCGCTACGTCCAACTCATCAAGTACGTTTTCTTCTGCAACGTTGGCGCCCGGATCGGTTCTAGCACCGTCATTGAACTTCACTGGAAGCACAACTACAGGTTTGTATCTTCCCTCGTCTAACCAAATTGGGTTTGCAGTTAACGCAACCAATGGAATGACATTAAGTTCTACGGGGCTGACAGTAACCAACGCAGTTACTGCTTTAGGCGGTATTGCAGGCGGAACTTTCTAAATGACAGCGAAGGTTATACAGCTTCAGGTAAAGCCCGGCATCCAACGTGATGGCACCCTGTTTGCCGCCTCTACTTATGTGGATGGTGAATGGGTTCGCTTTCAAAATGCTTTGCCACGCAAGATGGGTGGATACAAGGGCGTATTCTTAAACGCTGAAAGTATTCCTCGTGGCATGACCATGACGTCTGAAGACGGTCTGAACTACGTGGTTGCAGGTTTTTATGATGGCCTTCAGCAGTGGACAACCGATAACGATGACGGTATTGGGTTTGGCCCAGTTGATTTCACCCTGTCAGGGTTTACATCTAACGCCAATAATCTTTGGCAGTTTGACATTGGTTATGACTCAACTGGTAATGCGACGAATAACTTGATCGCTCACCCCGGTCAAAACCTTGCCGCTATCGACTCCACAGTCAACACTAAACCGTTGATCGGTGACTTTACTGGAACAACGCTTGCACCAGTTGGTGTTTTTACTGTTGCAAGTAGCTACCTAAACGGATCAACCATTATTCTGAATGGTGCCAACTATTTGGTGGGTAACGGTCAATCAATATCTGGCACGGGTATTACGGCAGGCACCACAATTACCAACACCAACGTCACTGCAAACGTAACCATAACTGGCTACATGGTCGGCACCACGTTGACCGTCACTGTGGCTAACGATGGGTCATTGGCAGTAGGTCAAACCATCATCGGCGGTGTTGGAGTTGGTGTTCTGCCAAATACGACGATTACAGCGCTTGGAACGGGTATTGGGGGTATCGGTACCTACACCATCAATAATTCGCAGACAGTCGGTTCTAGTGGCACTCCTGTGGCCTTCTCGGGAAGTGCAACTACCACATTGACAACCTCAGCCGCAATGACGACTGGAACGGTTACAGTCACGTTTGACAACAACATCTCCGTCTCTGGTGGTGTTGTGATGCTTCACCCCTATTTGTTTGTCTACGGTAACAACGGTCTGATCCAGAACTCAGCCGCTGGTGACTTCTCAAATTGGGTGTCTGCGGACGCCAATGCGAACAACGTTGCCACGGGTAAGATTGTCAAGGGACTACCACTGCGAGGCGGTACAACGTCGCCGGCGGGTTTGTTCTGGTCATTGGACTCCCTGATTCGCGTGACATACACCCCTAGCACCGTCAATGGGATCAACTTCTATTGGAAGTATGACCTACTGACAAGCCAGACCTCCATCATGTCCAGTCAATGCGTGATCGAGTACGACGGCATTTTCTACTGGTGCGCAGTGGATCGTTTCTTGATGTACAACGGTGTTGTTCAAGAGATCCCCAATACTGCAAATCAGAACTACTTCTTTGACAACTTGAACTATGCACAGCGCCAAAAGGTGTGGTGTACAAAGGTTCCTCGTTGGGGTGAGATATGGTGGTTCTATCCAAGAGGGGATGCCACGGAATGCACGGACGCGATCATCTACAACGTGCGTGACAAGATTTGGTATGACGCAGGCGAGTCGCCCGGCGCACAGCGCTCTGCAGGCACGTTCTCAGAGGTGTTCCGAAAGCCTATTTGGGGTGGCAACGTCGAGAATTCAGAGGGTAACTACACATTGTGGCAACACGAAACAGGTGTAGACGAAGTCTACTTGACGAACGTGAATGCTATTCGTTCATCGTTTGAGACAAATAACTTGGGTTGGGTGACTGGTGGGCCGGGTAACCCCCAGCTTTCAGGCGACAACCGCTGGCTACGTGTCGAGCGCGTTGAACCTGACTTTGTGCAGAATGGCGACATGAGTTTGTTCGTGATTGGTAAAGGCTACGCAGATGACGTAGATGAAACCTCTGACGCCTACGTATTTGACAATACAACCCTTAAAATTGACATGCGTGAACAACGTCGTGAACTGCGCTTGAAGTTTGAATCAAACACATTCAATGGCGATTACTTTATGGGTAGGATTCTTCTAAGTGCCGACATGGGCGACGAGCGTTCTACAGGTAACCCATAATGGTCACCTACGATCCTCGCAACATGGAATGGGATCTGTACTGCAGTCTTATGGCGGAGTTGTTTTCGTCCAACGACATTGGTACAGTCCCAGAAGAGAGATGGCGCGACTGGGTCGATGGTATTAACGGTATTGGACTTTTTGGTCAATCAGCTATTCCTGATCAGCGCCTGTGTGAGACATGGCAAGACTGGGCGGAACAAATGGTTGGAATCATGAGCTTGGCAGGATAAAAATGGCAATAACACAAGATCAAGTTGATGCGTGGTTTGACGCAAACCCTAATGCTACGGCTGATGATGTTGCCGCCGTAGTTCAAAGTATTGGTGGATTGGAAGCCAACGCTGGTTTGGCTGACATGATTGGTAGTCGCTACAGCATTGGTGCGGATGAAGTAAGCAATTATTACAACAATTATGTTGCACCACCTTCTGGTTTATCTAGTGTTGTTGCTGACAAAAATTCTGTTCTGGAAGACACTTCCGCTGACACATCAGGCGCATTTACAACGTCCCAAGTAGAGACTCCCGCCGAGGCTATCGCTCGTATTGATCGAGAGCAAAAAGAAGCCGCAAGAGTTGCAAACGCAAACTTAGCCGCATTACAGACTACTCAAACAACTTCTGGTTTAAGCAATGCCGATATTATTTCGACAGACACTTCTGCTGGTACGCAAACAACATACACGCAGGAAGAAGTAAACCAAGCGCTAGCAGACACACTGGCTGTAGATCCAAACGCAAGCAAGGCAGACATACTGGTTGCGGCGGCGGATCTTGGAATTACTGCAGAGCAAGTTGAAGCCGCATTCAGTGGCTTGGATACATCTACAACTAGCGGTCTTTCCAGCGTCCAAGAGACTGCCAAACAAGATAAAAAGACAATTGAGCTTCAAGGTAAAAACTACGACATTGACACGACTGTTGCCGATAAATTAGCAGATCAAATTATTGGACAAGGTCTTACTTCAAAGTGGAAGGGTGAGGGATTTGGTCCTGCTGAAGCCAATGCTAAGAACATGGCTGAACAGCTTGCCGCCGCAGGCATCACAGACATCAATCAAGTTGGAATGATTGATAAGAAAGTAGATGCCGCCGTTCAACCTGTTTATGATTCCGTGTTATCAGCCGATGGGCAAGAATACGTTACGCAAATTGTTGGCTATGTTGATGCCGATGGAAATTCAGTTGATCCAAGTTTAGTTAAAGCTTCAACTGATTACGGTGGTGAGAGTGGGTTTTTGACCACTTCTTACGTTGCCCCTATTGGAACGCAAAAGGTCATTGGTAACAAAATCACTGGTCAAGAGTTGATTAAAGACTATGACGGCGGTGATTCAGCAACATGGTCAGGAACCTATGCAGGTAAAGGAAACACCGCCTACAAGGTTCAATTTGACGCGCAAGGAAAACCGTATTTTTATACCACCTCTCATTCTTCTAATGATTTAAAGAAGATGATGGACGATCTTGGCCCACTTGGGCAGATTGCGTTAGCTGTAGCAACAGGTGGTTTGTCTATCCCTGAGCAGATTGCCGCAAACATGGCTGTCAAGGTGCTTAGTGGTGACAATATTGGCGATGCGATCAAGAGTGCCGCAATTAGCTATGCTGGTGCGCAGATCCCCGGCCTTGACGCGCTCAAAGAAGGTACGTCCTTCATTAAAGATCTTGGATTATCTCCAGAGCTTACAAAGACTCTGACAAATTCATTCCAAAACGCCGCAGTGTCAGGCGGCACAGCTTTGTTGAGTGGTCAAGATGTCGGTAAGGCTATGCTCAAAGGCGCTGTTGCTGGCGGCACAAACGGCGCTGTTGATGCTCTTATGGGCAATATTGATGGCTTCAAAGATCTAACCCCTGCACAAAAGAAAATGGCTATCAACGCCGTGACTGGTGTTATTTCAGGCCAGCCATTGGATCAGATTGTCATCAACACTGCGATTGCCGCCGCAAATGCTGAAGTAGCAAAAGCCAAAGGTACAAGAACAATAGGTGGATTGACGACAACATCGGATTCAGGCACCCCACCTAGTGGCCTGCAATTGGCAGGCGTAGATACTGGAGTTAAATCAGATGCTGGAAACGGCGTAACTTTGGGTGGTGTTGACGCTAAGACACAAGCAACTCTTGACGCCATGAAAGAAGTGGACAAGATTGCGACAGGAGCGTCCACAAACACCACCACTGGTGGACTGCCCACAACAACAGCCGTCGCAAAAGATACTGAATTTGGTGACTTGAAGGGCGCACAGGACGCCGCTACTGCACGTACTAAGGCTGACATTGTGGCAGTTGGGAATGCTGATGCCAATGATCCACTCGAAGCTCAACAATTAGCTTTAGCTCGCAATCCAAATGCAACTCAATTTACTTATGGTGGTCAAACCTACAACGTGGGTGGTTTAGAAAACAAAGTAAACACCGAATTGAGTCGAGTCAAGGCAGATGAATTAAACACTAACATTGCCAATGCTCCATCGCGTAGTGAAGCATTCAAAATTGCGCGTGAAGGTCTTGGTGCTGGTAAGACATTCACATGGAATGGTCAGAGTTACAGCACTGCCACTGCGGAAGAGCGCCCAGATTTAACTGGCACAAAAACAACCTCGACAATTCCTACCGCAACGATCACAAATTATGTTACTGACAAGTTAAACAAAAACCTGAGCAGTGCTGAGTTTAATCCTGCGGACTTGACTAAAGATGAAATGTCGCAGTTCGTTAACACGTATGCTAACGCTACTGATGCACAAAAAGCCACATTGTTAAAAGGTGCAGATTCAATGACATTCAAAGTCATTGACACACTGTTAAAGCAGACTGCGACAATGAATCCAACAGGGGCTGGTGATGTAGCAGTTCCTGCAGGCACTACTGAACTTAAACCTTGGGACAAGGGATTCATCCCAACTGCTATAGATGTAACCAAAGCCGCTGGAAATGTTGCCGCCGCAGATATTGCAGGTCTTGGTGTCCGAGGCACTCAATTCTTGGGTGACTTGATGGGCCAAGATACAGACGGTTTCGCCAAGGTTCAGGACTTGTTGGTCAACGACAAAGACAAGTCGATGTCCAAGTTGGTCGGGAACGAGAAGGTTGTCGCTGGTGGTATGGCTTCAGGCATTGAGTCTGCTCTGTCATGGACTCTTGGCGGCCCTATGGCGAGCGTTGCCACTATCGCTGGTGTGGTGGCTAACAACTCGTGGGTTGAAGGCGCTAAAGCGGGTCTGAGTGTTGAAGACAATGCAAAGCGCACGGCGGCTATGACTGCGCTTGAAGTTACTGGCGAGATGTTGGGTATCCCCGGCATGAAGGCCATCATGAAAGGCATTCCAGTTACGGGGTCTGCATCCGAGATTGCTAACGCTATTACCAAGGCCACAGGTGGTTTGCTCAACGAGAATGCATCTGAGTTGTTGACCACAATTGCTCAATTCGGTGTGGACAAATTTGCTTCGTTTGGTTTGAGCAAAAACGCTACGTTTGATGATTTCCAAACAGCGCTCAAAGATACCATTATTGCAACGACAGCCGCTGTTGGAAGCTCTAGTGGCATCTCTACCGCTACAAGAGCGGCAAGTGGTGTGGACACCAAACAGATTGCTGATGCTGATCGTACAGCGGTGTCGCCTGATACGTCCCTGCTGACAAGTGGCGCAAAGTTTGGTGCAAAACCCGGCGACACGTCCAACCAAGGTTTAAATCAAGTTAGCAGTGAAGCAATTGACTTCATGTCGCAAGATCCGTCTAGCCAAAAATCTATTCTTGATGGAATCAAAAACCAATTTGCAACAGCAAGTCTTGCCGCATCTTTGGCTTTTGGTAGTGCCGCAGGTACTGCAGGCGCAACAGATACAGCGTCTTTATCTTCGCCTACTTCAGTTACTGCAATGGCGGAAGCGCCATCTGGCGGTACTGCAAACACAGAGACAATTTCTGTAGCAAATTCAGCGTCAACAAGTGTCAGTAATTCTTTGAATGCTGGTGCTGATGCAAATACAGCAATTACGACTGCGATCAATAACACAGCCAAAACAAATGGAAATGTAAATTCTGCAGTCGCTCCAACCGTGACAGCGGCGATCAACTCTGGTGTTAGCGCGGCTTCTGCTGTGGACAGTGCAGTAACTGCTTCTGTAAATGCTGGTGCCAATGTAAGCAATTCAGTCACCTCAGCCGTGACTGCCGCTGTTCAAGCTGGAACACCTTCTACTGTTGCAATTGACGCCGCAGTGCAAGTTGCTGTGGCTAACGGTATGAGCGTAGCTGATGCAACGAGTGTTGCTGTTCAAGCCGCGACTGCCACAAACACACCTTCAAACGTTGTGACACCTTCAAACGTTGTGACACCGTCCAATGTAGTTACACCATCGAACGTTGTCACGCCTTCTAATGTTGTCACCCCTTCAAACGTAGTTACGCCTTCAAATGTAGTTACACCGTCGAATGTTGTCACCCCTTCTAATGTCGTTACGCCTTCAAACGTAGTTACGCCAGCAAGCACGACTGTTTCACCCTTATCCACGGTTGCTACTCCAACGACTGTTGCCCCTACAACAACTGTTACACCTACAACTACAGTTACACCTCCTTTGACAACTGTGACTCAACCTCCTGTGATTGTTGAGCCTCCTGTTGTTGTGCCTCCTGTTGTTTTGCCACCTCCCCCACCACCACCTCCTCCTCCGCCACCCCCACCTCCTCCACCTCCGCCGCCGCCTCCCCCGCCCCCACCACCTCCGCCTCCTCCTCC